GGCATCGACTACATCGACGTGAGCTCTACGATAATCATCACTGGTCCAAACTCTATTAACCCACCCGGGTTGATTAAACCGATCCATCCCCGGCTCAAACACTTCGATACCTGTGCTATCGAACGACTTCTCAAATAGAGTTTGTATGTCTATTAGCGTGTTCCAAACATTATTCTCCACGATACAGATCTCGCATCATTTTGATAGCGTATTCAAATGCCACACGAGCTTCGTCACCTAGATCGTCTGTTAACATTTCTCGAATAGACATCTTCATAGCATCGCCATTTTCAAAGTCATAGAACTTGCCCTTGCTGATATGTGCTACCTGCTTCTTAATGATTTGACCACCGAATAGGTCGCCCATATGGCGGCAATATAAATGTGCCTTAACCAAATGTTTAAGTTCTGGAGTATTGCCAATCATATGTAAGTATGCTTGATACCCAAGTGTTGCCGGAGTAAGATAGCAGTATGATCCGTCGTCTAATTCTTGAAAGTCAGCATAAAGGCCTTTCAAGCGAGGTAGGTCTGGCATAGTGACAAGGAAACCCTGACGCTGGCAATACCATTCGATTGGATCATATATGGCCAAAAGATTATAGAGATAATTTCTGTAGTCTTCTCGTTCAATCTTGCCACTCAGCAACATCTTGGCAAATACAGTGGTTTCTGCCTCATGGTGAAGGTCTTTAGTAATCTCTCTTAGACTCATTCTGGATCCACTTGTATACGTAATGGGGAACCTTGTTGTCTAGCCATTGTTGTGGCTTCGATTCCTTTTTGTTCAGCGATTTCAAAACTGTACACGCCTGCTATACCACTGCCTGTTTCGTGTATTTCTAATGTCACCTGTTTAGCAGACGATTCAGTATGTTTGAAAACGTCTGTGAGAATATCGATTACAAGTTCCATTGGAGTAGAATCATCATTGAGAAATACCACCTTCCACAGACTAGGGGGTTGAAGTGCTGTAATTACTGATTCTTCTACTGCGGTATCTGTTGACATATGTTTCCTATGTTGAGTATTTAATAAGGGAGGTTGCCCTCCCTTATATTGTACTATTTAACGTCAACAATGTCAATGACACGTGGTTTTTCAGATTCCGGAATGTTGCGAATCAATTTAACGATAAGCATACCATTCTTAATCTCCGCACCAGTGACTTCAATGTGTTCAGCCAGAGGAAATTCCTTGGCAAAATCACGAGTAGCCAGCCCTCTATGCAAGTAAACAACCTCCGGATTCTCGTGGCGAATAGATTCCGCTCCTTCGCCAGTGACAGTGAGAACATTAGATTCCACAGTCACGGCGATTTCCGATTTTTCAAATCCTGTCACAGCAATTTGAATCTCATACTGATTTTCACCAGTCTTGAGTATATTGTGTGGAGGATAGTTGTTGGGCACGCTGTTAGCGTATCGACGTTCCATTTGGTCAAACATGGTATCAAATCCAACAAGTGCTCTGCTTAGAGCATCTATTCTAGCTAATTGATTGTTCATAATAGTCTCCTTATAAAGTAAGAACAATTAGGGGCCTCGAAAGTACCCCTATATGATTAGTCTGCCTTCTTCTCTGTGAAGCTGGCATCAACTACATCATCTGCTTCAGGCTGAGTAGGCGGTGTTTGTGCTGCCTGTTCTTTGGCCTGTTTTTTATCTAACAGTGTTTTCATTGCTGGAAATACCTTGGTCAATGCTTCGTTGATCTTGTCTTTGTCGTCACCGGTCATTGCAGATTCTACTTCAGCGATCACAGTTTCGATTTCTGTGATTTCTGCTTCTGTGAGTTCTGCACGGAATTCTTCAAGATCTTTCTTGACTTCGTGTACCTGTGCTTCCGCTGAATTTCGTGTGTCAATCAACTCACGAGCTTTTTTGTCTGCTTCTGCATTCAGCTCGGCATCTTTGATCATAGCTTCAATTTCAGCTTCTGATAATCCACTGTTTGATTTAATAGTGATCTTGTTTTCTTTGCCTGTTGATTTGTCTTTGGCAGAGATATGCATGATACCGTTGGCATCGATGTCAAAGGTCACTTCGACCTGAGGCTGACCCCTACGTGCAGGTGCAATGCCGTCTAGTTTAAATTCGCCGAGTAGTTTATTATGCTTGACCAATTCGCGTTCACCTTGGAACACTTTAATGTCTACAGCTGGTTGATTGTCTTCTGCTGTGGAGAATGTCTGCTGTCCCTTGGTTGGGATAGTTGTGTTCTTTTGGATGATCTTTGACATTATACCGCCCATGGTTTCGATACCCAAGGAGAGTGGTGTTACATCTAACAGCAGCACGTCTGTGCGATCACCACCCAATACAGCCCCTTGAATAGCGGCACCAACTGCCACTGCTTCGTCTGGATTAACATCTTTACGTGGTGCTTTGCCGAACAGTTTCTCAACTTCTTCCTGCACCTTAGGCATGCGTGTCTGGCCACCAACAAGGATAACTTCGTCAATGTCAGCAGCAGTGACACCAGCATCTTTGAGTGCTGTGCGGCATGGCTCTAGACTTCTGTTAACCAGTTCCTCTACCAATGACTCTAACTTGGCACGACTGATCTTGATGTTCATATGACGTGGACCAGAAGCGTCTGCAGTGATGTAAGGTAGATTAACATCTGTACTGGTGTTGCTGGACAATTCAATCTTGGCTTTTTCAGCAGCATCTTTCAGTCGCTGGAGTGCCAACATGTCTTTGGTAAGGTCAACACCTTGATCTTTCTTGAATTCATCGCAGAGATGATCCATAATACGTTGGTCAAAGTCTTCACCGCCTAGGAATGTGTCACCATTGGTGCTGAGTACTTCGATTTGTTTGTCTCCGTCAACATTCGCTATCTCAATAATCGACACATCGAAAGTGCCGCCGCCGAGGTCATACACAGCAATCTTGCGATCTTTCTTATCTTCTTTGTCTACACCATAGGCCAGAGCAGCTGCCGTGGGTTCGTTGATAATACGCAGTACTTCTAGGCCTGCGATCTTGCCAGCATCTTTAGTCGCCTGTCTTTGGCTATCGTTGAAGTAGGCAGGCACAGTAATCACAGCCTGTGTGACTTCATGTCCTAGGTAATCCTCTGCGGTGGACTTCATCTTGCGCAGAACTTCTGCTGAAATCTGTGGCGGTGCAAATTCTTTGCCTTGAGCTCGAACCCAAGCATCACCGTTGCTGTTTTCGTAGATCTCATAGGGCATGAGATCGAGATCTTTCTGCACAGCTTGTTCTTTGAACTTTCGTCCAATTAGTCGCTTGCTGGCATAGATTGTATTCTTGGGATTTGTAACTGCTTGTCGTTTAGCTGAAGCGCCGACGATGATCTCGTCCGAAGTGTACGCCACAACCGAGGGTGTGGTTCTTGCACCTTCTGAATTTTCAATAACTTTGGATTTTCCATTCTCGATAACAGCCACGCATGAGTTGGTGGTGCCGAGGTCAATACCGATGATCTTAGACATTTCTATCTCCTTTTAAAGTAAGATCTATTTGAGCACTATGCTCTATGAACTGCCCTTGACAGTACAATTCACAATTTTATTTATATCAGATATTCTCTAAATTCTGAATATTTGACCATTTCTTAAGTTTTTCAACTTTAGCTGCTTGAGCACGTTCGATGTTTGCGTAGCTGACAATATCCATACTGTGTAGGATATCAATCATAGCCAACATATCGCCCAGCTCTTCTTCCAGATGTTCTCTGTTGGTTTTAGGTTTACCCGGCTTGTAATTATCTAAACCAAATCTGCTGATTTTACTTACTGCTTGAATTACTTCTGCACATTCTTCTTGGAGAATATCCATGACTTCTTTAGTTTGACTGTCCATATCTACTTCCGTTTTGTCCTGGTTCATTACTGTTAGTACAGTTTAAATTATGATCTGTTGCTTTAGGGCAACGTTTATTTCCACATTCTGGACATACAATGAATCTACTCATCGTAAGTGGCCAGCCTGTAATAGGATCTTTAATCTTACTCATACAATTATAGCATCCACAAGCTGGAAAGTCTATAGGATTATCTGTGTTTGTATAATGCATGTTATTACCTTTGATTTGCGAATGGTGCGATATAATTGCCGTTGCTCATTGTACTGGTACGCAGAGCTTTATAGACATTTTGTACACCTACTGCCTGATTCCATGCATCTTCCAGTGCATGATGTTTTAGCACAGGAGGACGATTGGGATTGATACCTACATCAAAGATTGTGCGGGTATCTCGTACTTCCCAGAAGCTCCAGGGGATGGCTTTGCCGATTTTACGGAAATACCATTCTAGAATAGTAACATCAAAGCCAGCACCGTGACTCCATACTCGCTTACCGCCCCAACAAAACTTATACAGTTGTGTCATTGCTTCTTCGATAGAGACTCTGTTTGCAGGATCAAACGCTTCGTTCTGAGCTTCCTGCGATTGTGAGGCCCACCAATCTAACGTGGCTTGTGAAACTGTGGCTCCAATTCGATCGCAACTGTCAACATCGACACGGACATAGAATTTTTCACAAGTCTTTTCGTTTACATCGTCGCCGAATGGGTCAAATTTAACAGCACCAATAGTTAAAATAGTTGCTGTAGGGAGAACGTCTAGCGTTTCCAAGTCGATCATAATATCTGTTAACATACAGTTATTATACTACCTTTCTGACCAATGGTCAATGATTAAAACAGTTTAGGAGGAAGTTGTTGATCACGGAGTTTTTTACGCCAGCGGGCTTTGGCAGCACCTTTCTTGCGTTTGCGCTCAGCGGTTGGTTTTTCGTAGAATTCTTTTTCTCTTAGCTTATCGAGAACACCCGAATCTTCTACTTTTTTCTTTAATCTACGTAAGGCTTGATTGATGTTTTCGTTTTCTTTGACTACAACACCTGTGCCTGAAAGTTTGTTGGGTTTAATCATGATATTTCGAAATAGTCTCCAATAGGTTTAAAATGTCATCACTATTACTTATAACACGATCGTTGGCCACATGTAAATCTCGCAGTGTACCAAAATAATAAGATCTCGAATCTGCTGCTAGATAACCATTGATCATGTCACTGTCTAGACCAGAATCTGCATTGAATATAATAAGATTGCTCTTAGATTTCATCTGCAGTAACCAAGATATAGGATTACCAAAATGCCATACATAATTAATGACATTGTGTGGCAGCTTGTTTTGTAGAATTGCCTGAGACACCACAGCAGTTTGTTCGTTTGTGAGATTTACATGTGTGAGTCTTAGACCTTGTAATACTGTGTCATCAGGCGGTGTTATAACCAAAATCTTATTTGTCACTTTTCACGCCTTGGATGCGTTGCCATAAGGTCTTTTCATTTTGCTCAGCGTTCTGCTGATAGGTTTCTTTGACCTTTTTGATCTGATTGCCCTGAGTATCCTTTTCCATCCAAGACAGATCTGCATCAACGCCCTGTTCTTTGGCCCACTCTTTGGCCTTTTCTGATTCCTCTGTGTTGGGATTTTCATCTGCCCACTTCTTGGCTTCTATGGCTGCGTCGTCCATGAAGTCTGCCTGGGGTTTGAGATAATCTTTCCAAGGTAGATGATCTATGATGCCTCTATCTAACAGCTGCCGTTGAAATTTCAGACTAGAATCAGGATTTTCATGTTTCCATGCGGTCATTGCTTGTTTTTCTGTTTCAAGAGCGGACGCTAAAATTTCTGAGTCTTCAACTTCACGCTCTTGTTCCACAGCTTTCTCAGCTTCTTCAATCATCTTGTTCCATTGCTCTAATGGTAGTTCCTCTACCACCTCTGCTGGCTTTTCCTCAGGCGCCGTTATATCACCTCCTAGTGCGGTCGACTGTGTTTCGCCTGGAACTTCTTCTGTGTGTGTTTGTAATTTATGTGCTGAAGGAAATGGCCACAATTCTGTGGCTGCAGGACCAAATTGATTCTCTGTAGGTTCTTCTGCGGGTTCTTCCTCTGTTTCTTCAGGAACAGGTTCTGCGGTAGTAATCTCTGGAGTTTCCTCTTCCTGTTTTCGGAACCATTGGAAACTGTATTGGCTGGCTAATAGTAAAATCACAGCCAACGGATCAAACACCACAACGATAATAATGATTACCCAGGTAACTGCTTTTTCTAATACGTTGGCATCAGGATTGCTGCCGTAGATAAACGAAGCAATATACTTTATAGGCCCAACCTCTGCTTCAACTTTTCTGACTTCAGCCGCGATGGGCGCACGTTCTTCGCTAAGGGCGGCAACAGTTTTCTGTTCGGCCGTAATCTCAGATTGAAGGCGGACTCTTTCTTTTTGCTGTGCTCTTCGGAGTTTAACAGCCTTGTCGGCACCTTTTTCATCACTGCTTCGACCCATAACTTGGTCCACAGCCTCATCCATCTGTTTAAGCGCCTTGCGGTTCGCATCAATATTGTCCTTTGCTGTTCGAATCTTTTCATCGTATATGGCTATCCTACTCTGTACATCACCTGATACTAGACTTTGATCACTGTGAGCTTTGCTTAGGAATCCAAAGATACCCATGCTGGTAATCAGCATCAATATGGTAATGGCGGCCAATAGATAGGCTCGAATAAAATACGGTGCTCTAGTCCAATTCTGCTTGAGCCATACAGTGCCTGCCAGTTTGCTGATCTCTAAGGCCACGCCCATCACAATAATAGGAATAACTGCCGCAGAGAATATGGCCACTAATCCAGCCACACTGTAGTAAATGGCCACTGCAGATACCGTTAATCCGCTGAATAGAGCTGACCAGGCAATGAATTTGTCGCTTGTGTGTATTCTCATGAACTAATATTTAGTTGTACCATTGCCACTTATTATCTACTTCGTTAAAGCAGGCCGTGGTCTGCATGTTCTTTTCTGTGTCGTGAGCTATCAAATGAATGTGTAGACGTTTACACATGACACCATTTTTTGGATATTGCCAAGCAACCCGTACAGTGCCGCTGGCATTGTTCTTGTACCAACGAGCAAACTGTCCAGGCTGTACTTCCTCTAATGCCAGGATTAGAGAACTGTAATAGGCTGTTTTTTGTTCGGAGTCTAGTCCTTTGAACCATCCAAATGACACATCGATGATCTGATCCAGTAATGGACCGTTTGTGCTTTCATAGAATTTGGGATTTTCTATGTTTATGGTCTGAGCATTACTGGACATATTCATAACCAACAACAGCACCGTTGTGGTCAAGAATTTGACAGCTTTTGAGTTGTACGTTAACAAGTTTATCTCCAGATCGAACAGTTCTATTTGCGATACCGCAGTGGTCGGCCATGCCCATTCTCACAGCAGTCAGCCGTTTAAATTGATCATCTGTACATTCAACCACGGTCCTACTGGTTACCTTTTCACCATCTTGAGAATGAATAGTTTGATTGGTATAACAGTACTGTGGTTTCTCAGCTGCCACTTTGGTTGATCCACACGCTGATAACAATAGTAGAGTGGCTGCAAATACCACGACGAGCATAAACAATCGCCAGTGATCTTGTTTCATTGACGGGCGGCTTTCTGCTCTTTGCTTTCAGCAATCAGTTGATCAAACACTGGTTTTGGCATTTTCAGTTTCACAAAGGTGTAGTGTCTACCCTGCATGGTAAAATGTCCAACTTCACGTTGCAGATGCTCGCGAATAGTAGTTTCTCGTACCATATAGGAAATTTTGGTATACGTGCTCTTTTTATCATCTTTGAATTCGATGCGTGTCTCAGAGTTTACCTCTGAATTGATACGTTTAGCAAAGTTATTCATAGCGATAGCGTACATCTGTTCTTCTGCGGCCTGTGCATGAATTGATTCACCGGCACCGCAGGCATAAGCAAATTCTTTTTCTTTCCAAAACCATCCTTCGGTACCGGCCTGTGCGCAATCTTGATACCAGCTAGGCTGCATATAGACTTTGCTTTCCTGAATTGGTTTCATTGAAGAGCAGCCAGTAATAACTGCTGCCAACATACCTACTAAAATTGTCTTTTTCATCGTTTGCCTTTCTGTGTGTGTTAACGATAATAATATTATAGCACCATAGCTGACCGAAGTCAACTAGGTGCCTTACCAAATTACTTAAAGAAGATCAAAGCCATTAGCACAGCTTGAATAATAAATCCAAATCCAATTGTGACAATATTCAACATGTCCTTTTGAATAGTAGCTTTGACAAATAAAAGAGTCAAGCCTGTCCAAACTAACAGCACTAGATCAACTCCGGGTAGTCTATCAGTTAGTCCTGCCATCACTGCTAACAGACTAGGCACAGTTGATGCATGTAGTACTATAGCAGCCATCCATCCAAAAGTTTCTGCTGAGATCACAGAAATTTTATTTTGTACGAATTCTTTGATTTGTGTGATATCCATTATGTTTTGATTCCTTTCTGTTTGTAAAAAATGTGTTGACCAATCTGTCCGATCTTATCTAGCGGCCATCTGGGATTAACGTAGGTGGCATGATAATACAGAGCATCTTTGAGAATAGATAGTCTAAATCCTTCCAACAGAACTTTTTTTGCGACTTCGTAGCTTTCATTATAGGCTTCCTTGTTAATTGGTCTATTTCTATGTACTTGATCACAGGCCCATGAGAATTGGCAAATGACTTTGTCCATAAACACATTCTTTTGATATACCACCCCACATACGTCGTTTCCAAACTTGCCTGCGGCAACTCGGTTAAGAGTAACTTGAGCCACGGCTACTTTGCCTTCAAAGGGTTCGTAGCCTGCTTCACGATAGATGTTGATAGCCAAACAGTCCAGCTGCTTTTCTCTGGTATGAATAGACACAACATCTTTGTGGCTTAACCCGTTTTTCTGTTTGAGATTTTCAAACTTCATTGAGGTCAACTGTGTAATCAAAAAAACTACTACACATAATCCTAATAGATAGGAAACTACTTTTACTGATTTTTCCATAAGTCCTCCTTTGACTTGGTGTGATTCAAAATCAAATCACATTACATAAAGGGAGTATAACTTCACGAGGCTCTGAAAGAACCCTACTTTCGTGTAGTTGTCTCCATTGGACGCATGATCTCATAACTCATGTGCCTTTGGCGACCCTTGGCTTCCCGAAAATACGGGTTTCTCATTGGCCAAGACCCGCGGAACTGTTTCTGCTTGTGACATACTTTGGTTCTACTATCTTAGTTTCTTTGCGAAACGTTTAATATATAGTCGATATTTTGGATTCATAGACTAAAACCGGTGATTATCGACGCATTTTGGATTCATTTTGCCAATTCACACAAATCTTCGAACGAATTAACTTCAAATCTCCACCAATGACTATCGGCCGGAGTCTTTCCATCTCTACCAAATCCAATAGAAATACAGCTTCCAGACAAGTGTTTATGGGCATTAAATGGAATATGTAAAAAATATTGTTTCTTATTGATAGGATTAGTAATGACACAGAGTATAGGAGCACGAGTATTGATAGTAATGTATGCCTTGTAATGGTTTTCACTGGCAGGCTTTTTAACTGTGGCATGTTTGATTTGTTTACCAGTTACTAGATCAATATTAGGAGTGTTTTTACCGCACATTTTTACACCACTTTGAACACTGATAGCTCGTTCGGCTAATTCGCCAATATTCAACAGATCATGCTTTCTAAGAAGATTGATTGCCTCCATCAGTGACATTTTATTATCAATATCTGGACCAAAATAAGTTTCTGCCAAAACGTCTCTCATATTATCTCCTCATCTTAGAAATATCAACAGCTTCTTCATCTGAAAATACTGGTACTGCATTTGATTTGTGCATGGTAGCGATACCCTTTACTTTGGTGCCGGTATATACTTTTGGTGTAGGCAGTGTACATGCACCACCAGTAAATGGCAAACTGTCAATCTTAGGAGTTTCTCTGCGAAAGATAGTTTCTTTTGGTTGCCAGGTGTCGGCAGTAAGAGCTCGATTCCGTTTCTTTTCTTCTGCTTCAACTCCCCATTTTTTCTGTAGGGCTTTCCAAGATTCTTCCAAAAATTCTGCCTTTCGTTTTGCTTCAGCACTTGCCCATTTTTTCTTGCCTTTTTTCTTGCCGGTGGTACTAAGCCACGGGCCTTCTAAATGAAATGACATTTTACCTCTAAACATGTTATCAACAAAATATATTATAACACCGATATTGGAATATGTCAACTAAATAAAAATGCCAATCGCGATACTGGAAATATCCACTGGCTCTAACAGTTTATAAGGAACTATCAGCGTGAATATTTATTACGTATATCAATACCTTAGGGAAAACGGTAGTCCATACTATATTGGAAAAGGTTCAAAAAATCGAGCATACTCGAGTTGTAGAACAATACCTAAGCCAACTAATAGAAATAGAATTCAAATTATAGCACACCAATTATCCGAATCTGAAGCCTTGCTTCTAGAAACTAAACTTATATCTATTTTTGGAAGAATAGACTTAGGCACCGGAATTCTACATAATAAAACCAACGGCGGCGAAGGTGCCTGCAGAGTTGCAAACAAAGTTGCATGGAATAAAGGAAAAATTCAATCTGCAGAACATAATTTTAAAATTAGTAATTCTCTTAAAAATTATCAAAGAACAGATAGTCATCAAGAAAATATTAATAAGAGTTTAAAAGGAAGGAAGCCAACTTTTTTAGGAAAGATGCATTCTAACGAAACTAAAGAAAAATTAAAACAGGCCAACCTAGGTAAAAAAAGAGGAGCTACTCCGGAACACGTAAAAGAAAAAATACGTGCATCGTTAGCGAAAACAAGAGATAAGAAAAAGCCCACCGAAGTGGGCTTAATTTTATAATATCCGATTACTCAAAATCTTTAACTAACATTTCCTTAGTCAAAGTATTTACTCGAGTATATTCATTGTAAGCAGGGTGATCAACTCCCACTGTAAATGCACAGTCTAGATCACGCATGTCTTTGATCATTGCTTCAGTGAGTTCGAAACGTAGGAAGTGTACAGCAGCAGTTTTGGTATCGATAATAGATACGCAATGTCCTTGTGCTTGTAGTCTTTGAACTACATTATGTCCGATGAGGCCGAGACCGCCTGTTATTAAAATGTTCATACAGTAATTATACTATCAAAAAAATCGTAAGTCAAGAAAAAGACAAAAAGTCCAGAGTATAAAAGCATAAATCATAATTCACCATACACCTTTGATATAGAACCAAAGTCAAATTGTAAAAAATTATGCCCGTTATGTAACTTTATCAGAATTTTATCAATTTCTTGTATATCGTCCCATATTAATTCAAAGCCATGTTTTTTGATCCTAGGAAGTAATTCTGGCCATGCTTCTTGATAGCCTTGTATTTTAGTCGAATGTACTCCTCGCTTTCCTTTAATTTGATCGGTTGTTAGTTGATTAAACCATTTTGTTTTTGCATAGGATTTTAAAAGTCTGTGGGACCATCGTAACCAATCAGAGATTCCCACTCGATTTTGTTTTATGAAATATTTTGTTCTTCCATAATCATATTCGGGTTCAATATTAATCCAGGCACCCGGTTTATCGTATCCCGAAGTAGTCCTCCACAGTTCTGGATTTCCATCGCCCATTATTGGAATTCCGTCCACTAAATCTGTTAATGCCATAATACAACACATAGAAGCATAGGGTATTTCGCATTTTAAACTATAATCAACTACATCATTGTTAAGAAATTTTTTAAGATTAAAATCTAAAAATGTGTATGGAACACCCATGCTTCTGCATGCTTGTGTAGCAAAGTCAACATCGTACCCATTTATCTCATTCTCGTATCTACCAATATAAACTTTAAAAGGAATACCAGATTCCCTAAATGCTCTTACCAGCATTTCACTTTCTGCGCCACCCGAAAACATTAAACTAAAATGTTCAGATGGATAATGATCGCGTATACTGTGACATGCTCGAATGCCTTCAGACCGCAGATCCAGACAAGGAGTCGGATCAAATGTAAAATCTACATTAAAAAGTTGACTAGGATTTGTTCGAAAAATTTGGTAAGGATTGTCATCATAATACCAACGTAACCAGTTGTTTTCAAGATAAGTAAACATATAGTATTTAAGGCACTATGATACCACTCGACAAAAATTATCTTTCAACATCCGGGACCGGAGTTAACTGGCAGTGTAACATATTTCCAGTAACTCGTTCTGTAAAAACATATTATGAAGAAACTAAACTTTCTGCAGAAAAAATATGGGAAGCTAGACTTGGTCCGTTATATTTGATGTACAGCGGCGGGGTTGATAGCGAATATATCTTAAATGTGTTTCTACAACTTGGCATGCCAATACGACCTGTGATAATAAAACTTAATAATTATAACGATCATGACATAAAATACGCTATAGATTTTTGCAAATCAAAAAATGTCGACCCACTTATGATTAATTTTGATTTTGACAATTTTGTTACGTCAGGTGTAATACTTGAAGTGGCCGAGCAGGCTGAGTGTTCTCATTGGGGTTTACCATCAACGTTTAAGGTAGCAGCAGAACTAGAAGGCACAGTGCTACTTGGTAGTCACGGACCTCCGCACTTGATACTAAATCAAGGACTAGCAAACACTTGGTATGTAAGAGAAGACGAAACATTGCACTCTGTACTAAAATGGTTCAGCAAAAAAAATATTTACGGAAGTCCATTCTTCCCAGTACACAGCGCAGAACAGTACCTGGCATGGTTATTAGAACCAACTACAGTTGATCTAGTAAATTTTAAATTTCCTGGTAAGGTAGGAAACACATCAACAAAAGGATTAATATATAATAACAATCCTGATTTTAAATTAGAAGCAAGACCAAAATTTACAGGATTTGAAAATATCGTCTCTGCACCAATATTTAAACATCCCACTATGAACGAAATGTTGTTCAAGGCCGACAAATTAACATTGAATAGAAATGGGCTCTACATTGAAGAATATTATTCAATGGCGAAAAGATTAGGAGAATATTAATGCACAGTATGTGAACCGGTCGAGAAAAAGCTCTAGGTAACTAGAGCTTTTTCTCGTTAATTAACAATTCATTACATAAAGCGTAATCTCAAAACCAAAACGCATATCAGTCGCTGCTGGTGTAGTCCATGCCATGTTATTTCTCCTTGTTAAGTTGACACATACAATGTCTAATGTATGTGTCATTATTATACTATAGAAAAATCACAATCGCATAGTGAAAAGCATTAAAAGAGGCTAGTGATTTTATGTATCAAGCCACTAACTCATACTCTTCCTTGCCGCAACCACACTCTGGACAGATGTGATATTTGTCCAAGTCTTCGAACACACCGTCTACGGCCTCGTCATGAATATGACCACACACTGAACACATGTATTGTTGCATGAAGATCTCCTTACTGCGTTTCTTTGTGAGCAACCAGGGCCTTGGCGAAACGGTTGGCATGGCTGCGTTCAGCCTTGGCCAGTGTTTCAAACCAATCAGCTACTTCTTCAAAGCCTTCATCACGGGCAGTCTTAGCCATACCTGGGTACATGTCTGTGTACTCATGTGTTTCGCCATGAATAGCTGATTCCAGAGCTTCTGTGGTAGTTTTGGCACTCATGCCTGTGCCTGGATCACCTGCACCACCTTCGATTAGAAATTCCATGTGACCGTGTGCGTGTCCAGTTTCGCCTTCAGCTGTGCTACGGAACAGAGCAGCGATATCATTATCTCCTGCTACGTCGGCCATGTTCGCAAAATACAAGTATCTGCGATTAGCCTGTGATTCGCCTGCGAAGGCAGCTTTCAAATTTTCTTCGGTACGTGTACCTTTGATTTTTTCAGTCATACATTTCTCCTTGTTTGTGTTGTATGTGTATATTATATATCCTATTAAAACCTAAAATCAATAGGTTTTTACAATAATTTTTCCTATTGCTGTAATAGAAAAAATAAAAGGACCCGAAGGTCCTTTATTGAGCACACAGCGATTAGAAACCGCGTGTGTAGCTCAAACGCCATGCATCTTTTTCTTCGTCACCGTATGAGCGTGAAAAACGCACAGCCACTGAGTCTTGCTTGGTCAATGCATAGCCCACTGTGGCGTGTACACGTCGAGTTTCGTAGGTGCTGTTGACACCGCTGTCAATGGCATTGCGATAACGACCACCAATATCACCAGTTAAACCTGCTGCCAATGGAAACTTAACACCTGCGTCAATAGCGTAGGTGCTGAAGTGTGTGCTGCTGGTGATGCGCTCACCTAGACGTCCACCCAAGTAGAATGCGCCCATAGATTTTCTAGCACGAACTTCTAGACCTGAACTGATTGAACCAGAGCCTAGTGCAGTTTGACTGGTGTTGGCCTTGAGACTGTAGTCCCAACCTTCAGCAGCTTTGACACCGACCACTACTGCATTGGCAATGTTGGTAGCATCAGTTGCACGGTTTTCTTCCTCGCTGTACTCATAGGTAGCATAACCTGCGGCCAATGCTGAGCCTGTGACCAATAATGAGGCCACTGCGAGCGTCAGTTGTTTTGTAAATTTCATAATTTCTCCTTTGTTAATTTACTGTGTTAATCTTTAATGTTATACTTATAACTGTGTAAAGTCAACCTTTTATTTCTTGATTGATGGGCAATAAGTTACAATAGGTCAAAAGAAAAGCACCCGAAGGTGCTTTCTGCTATTTTTGGTTACAAGGTATAACTACCTCGGAGGTGCAGTTTCTTAGGCTGCTAGGGCGAATTTGCTTTTGCCAGAAACAGTGTTTCCAGTGAAGCTCATTGCGCCAAACTCAAATGTATCAGCGTTTGCTTTTACTTTATTTGCTTGATTAACGATCTTGCATATCGGATAGCCAAAATATCTTACTCCTGCCGCAATCGATACTGTGTCAGGCCCATCATAAAAATTCTGTCACAACTTTTATGGTGGACCTGGGCGGCACTGCCCCGCCGTCTTACAGCCATTTCTGACAATCAGTTTACTATCATTAGTCTTTATTATACACGATAAATTGGTATAAATAAAGTCGTAGTTCGCAGAATGGGGATTCTCAACTACTCTAATGCTATTACGGAGCATCAGCATGATTATTTATTCAATATATAAATCAACTAATCTAATAAACGGAAAAGTTTATATAGGTTTTGATTCTAGTTGGCCTTTACGGGTTTCTACTCATCGTTCTAAAATTTCCAAATTAAATAGACCTTTTTACAATGCACTACTCAAGCACGGATGGAATAATTTTTCTTGGGAAGTTATATATCAGTCTATGGATGGGGATCATACATTAAATGTAATGGAAAATTATTTCATTACAGAATATAGATCGTATATAGGATTTGAAGACTGTAATGGATATAACCTTACCCTTGGAGGAGATGGATCTCTAGGATATGTCAATTCTGAAGAAACTAAAAAGAAAAAATCTTTAGCTAAACAAGGTAAAAAACGATTACCCCTTACTAAAGAACAGAAAGAAAAGATTTCTTTAGCTAAAAAGGGAAAAACTTGGAAAGATATGGGCAGAACATCTTACACAGAAAAAGACTTATCTACAATAAACAATCCAATGAAAGATCCTTGTAAAGTTTCAAAGATGTTAGAATCTAGAAAAAGAAATAAAGAGTTAGCCTCTAACTCGTAAAAAAGCACCCCGGAGGGTGCCCTAACCTGTTAAGGTTCCTTAAGCAGGCTGGATGTTGCTTGCCTGTGCGCCTTTTTGACCCTGAGTCACTTCAAACCTTACACTTTGTCCTTCTTGTAGGCTCTTGAAGCCACTCGAATTAATCTGTGAAAAGTGAGCAAATAAGTCTGCGCCACCATCGTCCGGCGTAATAAAGCCAAAACCTTTGGCGTCGTTAAACCATTTTACTTTTCCTGTTACCATTTTACTTGATTTCCTTGTTATTAAAAAGACTCTGTCTCTGTATGTTATTTAATCCAACCTATGTTTTCACCGGCCGATTTGCGGCGATCATGTTCCTCAACTGAACTGGGATAACGCCAAGCCCATAGGGCTACGCAGGCCATGAAGATTGCAGTAGATATTATCCCTATGGGCTTAACACCAGTGCTATACATCAATACTAAACTTAAACTCATCATAGCTAACATAAAGTATTTCATCTTTTGAGGAAATACTCGCTTTTCACTCCAATTAGTTAGGAACGGACCAAACAGTTTATGATTATAGATCCAGCGGTGCATACGTTCTGAACCTTTAGAAAAACAGTAGGCGGAGAACACAATAAAAGGTGAGTACGGTATACCCGGAGTTATCAATCCTATATAGGCCATGCCCAAACTGATAAATCCTATTATGTTCCAAAATAATTTTTTCATGTTATGCCTTTATTAATAATTGTTATTTGAAATTAATCTTCTAACCAACTGTACGGCGGATCTATAAATCCAATTGCCAACGACAAACGAAATCCTGCCTGCTTGTTCACAACAATGTCGTGTGGAATACTAGAATTAAACACTATGGGTTTTGTTAATTCAAGTTCTGAAATCAATGGAAAAGGTCCCTTGCTAATAATAGCTTTGTATATGGTACCGTCGGGTGTGGTCTGAGCCACAATTTGATTG